CTATCAGAGGTTGAACTTGCCAATGTAGAGGCACTAAACCTTGAAGTAAAAAAGTTAGATGAAAGAATTGAGCAGATGTCCGATATTGAATTGCGTAACCAAAAGGCCGCTGATCTAGCAGCCAAGGTTGATGCGAATATAGAGCCAAAGAAAGAGTCAAGAGCCGGTGGGTTTAGTGTAGTAAGTGAAGAACTTACTTACTCAACACGCTCTGGTAATGACTTTATGACAGATGCACTTAAGTCACATTTCAAAACAGATGGTGATGCGCTAGAGCGTATTCAACGCCATCAAAGAGAGATGTCAATTGAGAAGCGTGCAGTTTCAACCTCAAGTTTTGCAGGCTTAGTAGTGCCTCAGTACCTTGTTGATCTGTATGCGCCACTAGCTAGAGCTGGTCGGCCTTTTGCAGATGCAGCTCGCAAACACACCCTACCCACACAGGGCATGAGTGTAGTGCTGTCAAAAATTAGCACCGGCACAACAACCGCATATCAAACATCACAAAATACAGCGGCAGTGTCTCAAGACATGCAAGACACAACCTTGACAGTTGATGTTAATACAATTGCAGGACAACAGTCAGTATCAAAGCAAGCCTTGTTACGAGGTTACAACATTGAGTCAATTGTTTTAGGTGATTTAATTAGAGCCTATAACACCAAGCTTGATGATGCGATCCTTAACGGCAGCGGCTCAAATGGTCAGCCTCTTGGATTAAAGACAATGACAAGCGGTATCTTGGTAACTTACACAGCTACCACAGGTACAGTTGCAGGTCTATATCCAAAACTTGCAGATGCGATCCAACAGATCCAAAGTAATGTGTATGTAAATCCAAACGCAATACTTATGCACCCACGCCGCCTAGGATTCTTACTATCCGGCCTTGATGGATCAAACCGCCCATTGGTGGTACCAAACGCTTACAACCCAATCAATGCAATGGGTACTGGCAATGGCACACCTTCATACGGCGCAACCGGCTACTCAATTCTTGGCTTGCCAATTATTGTTGATGCTAACATTGCAACAAATATTGGTGCATCTACAAACCAAGACACAGTCTTTGTTGTAGATCTAAATGAGTGTCATTTGTTTGAAGAGACAAATGCACCTACTTATGTGACCTTTGAAGAGCCTAACGGCAAGGTTGCAATCAACATTGTGCTATTCGGTATGTCAGCATTTACAGCTGAGCGTTATCCAAAAGCAATTGCACAAATTAACGGCACCGGCTTGGCAACACCAAGCTTCTAAAGTAAAGCTTCTAAGCCCCCTACCCTTCCAGGGGGCTTAGATCCTAACTATGGTTGGTATTTAAGAATGGAGTTTGCTTAATGTCCCAGAGCACTTTAGGTTTTGGATACCAACCATGGCTATAACAAATGGATACGCAACACTCGCAGGGATCAAGGCTTACTTGTCTATTTCAGACAGTACAGATGACACCTTGCTTGAGACCTTAGTAGAGTCAGCATCACGCTCAATTGACAAGATTGCTAATCGCAGATTTTATGCAGACACCTCAGCGACAGTGCGCCTTTATAGAGCCTACTCAGACATCTTTGTTTATACAGATGACATTAGTAGTACAACCGGCCTGATCGTAAAATTAGATGAAGGTGGCAATGGCACCTACACAAAGACACTAACTTTAAACACAGATTTTATTATGGATCCGCTTACAGCTGAGGCTTTAGGCAGACCCTTTACACAATTGACCATGGTCTCCAATACTGAGTCATGGCCTATATTCCCCGGCTTGACACAAAACGGCTTACGCCCCGGAGTGCAAGTTACAGCTAAGTTTGGCTGGCCATCTGTACCTAGTGATGTCAATGTTGCCTGCCTAATTCTTACAGCTGATCTATACAAGCGTAAAGATGCTCCAGGTGGAGTGCTAGGTCTTGGGGATCTTGGAGTCATCCGCATGTCACCGGTAGGTAGAGATGTATCTCAAATGGTGAGGTCTTACCAAAAGATTGCAATAGCCTAGATGGTACCAAGTACAGTTAGAACAAATTTAAAGACAGCTCTTACAGCTATCACAGGATTGCGTGTTATGGATTATGTGCCGGACTCTACAAATGTGCCAACCAATAATGCTTTTGCAGTTATCGGTCAATTGTCTATGAATTATGATTACACGCTAAACAGAGGTTTTGATTCTGCCACCTGCAACATCATTGTCATGGTAGGCCGCATGAGCGAAAAAGATGGACAATCAAGATTGGATGGGCTACTCAGCTCATCCGGTTCAACCTCAATTAAAGCCGCTATTGAAGTTGATAAAACACTAAGCGGTGCAGTGCAAACTTTAAGAGTTGTGTCTGCATCTCCAGGCACAATAACATCCGCTAGTATTGACTACCTAAGTTATCAGTACGCAGTAGAGTTGATAGGTTAGCGAAAGGAAAAATATGGCCATATTTATGGGTAATAAAGTAGCAGTCATTGTAGGTACCTCAACCATATCTTCATTTGTCAGCACTGTAAGTCTTAACCGAGAAGTTGAAGCTGTGACAATTACAAGCATGAATGACACAGTACAAAATATGATCGGTGGAGTTGAGGTCAGCTCAGTCTCCATGGAAATATTCAACGATTTTGCGGCAGCCTCAGTGAACAGTCTTTTTGAAGATGCAATTGGGTCAAAACTAGGGATCAAATTGATACCGGTTACCGGAACAGTGTCAGCTACAAATCCAAGTTATTCAATGTCTTGTTTGATTACGCAGTGGACACCTATTGCGGGATCTACAGATAGTGCAGCCTTGGCTAGCGTTACGTTTCCAGTAACAGCTTTGACCAAAGCTACAAGCTAAAAAGAAAAGGTGGGACATGCACAAGATTGAAATAACAAAGAAAGACGGCAAAAAGATTACTTATGATCTTACGCCATCTGTCAAAGTAGCCTTTGAGGCTGAGTTCAAGACAGGATGGCGTAAGAGATTAGGTGAACTACAAATGGAAAGTGATTTGTGGTGGCTTGCATGGAGATTAGAAAAAGATCTTGGCAAGACTGAACTAGCTTTTGGTGATGATTACATCAATCAATTTATAGATGTTGATTTGTTGTATGAAGCAAAAAATGGCTAGACCGACATGGACAAATTTGGGAAGTCGCCGCCATTTCGGTCAGCACAGGTATCAGTCCTAAAGATCTTTTAGAGGTTGATCCCGCTGTGTATATGGCGATCAAAGCAATACTGCAAGAACAGGCTGCAAAAACAAAAGGGACAGTCAGGCGGAGATAGTGGCAAAGATCAAGTCAGACAGATCTCTCAAGGCTGTTTATGTAGCAGGGTTGGATGAATTGATGGAGAAAATAGAACAAGTGGCTCCAGATACAAAAAAATTATTTACTAAAGAATTACGCAAACAAATAAAGCCTGTAGAAAAACTAGCTAAAAGTTTTATACCGGCTCAGGTATTCCCAGGCTGGAGAGACACTAAGCCTTACTATCCACGCACTTGGGGATGGGCTTTTGATACAACTCATAGAGGCCGCACCTATGGCAAAACAAATCAGTCCAGATGGCAATGGTCGCAACAAGAGGCCATAGCTGGTGTAAAAATTACAAGCGCACAAGTCAAAGTATCAAGGCGTGGCTTTGGTGTAGAAACCACAGCTCTAGCTTTAGTAAATGCCTCAGTACCCGGAATTATTTTTGAATTAACAGGCGGTGGTAGTGCTAGGAGCAGAGGCAGAACAAGGAGGGTAAGCCGTAACCCTAATGCGAGTGAGGGCTTTATCCGCAAAGTGTCACAAGCTCATGGGGCAATTGCCGGAGACGGCAAAGGCAAAAGAGTTATCTACAAAGCCACTGCTCAAAAAGGCGCACAAGCTTTGGCTGGCATCCAAGCTGTAATTGACAAATATATTGGACAAACATTTAGGGGCAACTAATGGCACTGAGTCAAAATGTTGTAATTAACTTTCTTACTAAATTTGATAAGAAAGGCCTGCAGCGTGCAACTAAAGAGTTAAAAGGTTTTGATAAATTTGTAGCCTCTAGTAAGTTTGCCGGCAAAGCCGCTTTGATTACCGCTGGTATTGGGGCTGCAATAGCTTTAGACAGACTTGCAAGATCATCTGTAAAGGCTGCACTGGAGCAAGAAAGACTTGACAAATCTATTGAGCAATCCCTTAGTTCAATCAATGAGCTTGGTTCACTAGGCAGTGTAAAAACATTTATTACAGATCTACAAACCGCTACAAACATTACTGAGGATCAATTAACACCTGCCCTAAATGGTCTAATTATTTCAACCGGTAATTTGAGTAAAGCCCAAAGTTTATTGGGTACTGCGATTGACACAAGTAAGGGCTCAGGCGTTGATCTATTAACAGTCACAGATGCGTTGGGAAAAGCCAATAGAGGCAATTTTAAAGCTTTGGGTCAGCTAGGGCTTGGATTTAATGCGGTCACAGCGCAAGAGATGGGCTTGGCTGACATAACAGATTATCTAACCCTAAAATTTGGCGGGGCTGCCGCTAGAGCTACTGACACTTTCGGAGCCAAGTTAGATGACCTTAAGATCAGTGCGGGCGAGGCTCAAGAAAACCTAGGCCAAGGGTTTATTACAGCTGCAGAAATTATTATTGGTAGTAGTGGTGCGACAGATGTCTTTGGCGCAAAACTTGAACAATTGGGATTGAATGGCGGCTACATTGTTATTGCATTGGCTGACAAAATAAACAAAATACAAGATGCCTTTAGTGGCCTTGCCAAGTCAATACAAAATGATCCAATCCTAAAATTCTTTTTCACAGCAAAAAATATACCAGTTTTAGGTGGTTGGATTGAAGGCTTTAGAGGTCTAGCTGAGGATGGCAAAAAGATTGCAGAAAGCTCATCAAAAACTGTTACGCAAACCGAAGAGCAAAAAGCCGCTGCCGAAAAACTAGCTGCATTGCAAGCCAAGTTTGACAAGTTTGCCGCTGCCGCTTTAGACAAACAGAAAAAACTTACAAAAGAAAAAGCTGCTCAAGCTGCACTAGATAAGAAAAAGGCCGAGCTTGAGTCTATGTTTGATTTAGACCGCATTAACCTACAGGCTGCCTTAAGTCGCAAACTAAGTGCCGAAGATGAACTGCGTGTAAAAGTATTACAAAAACTTAGAGACGGCACAAAAGAGGCTGTTGATGAAGCGCAAAAATATGCAGATGTTTTAAAAGTAATTGAGGATGGCAAAATTACTACAGGTGAAATTGATCAGCTTGCTAAAAAATGGGGCATGACTACTGTTGGAGTTACTTTATACATTCAACAATTATTTGCCGCTAATGAAGAAATTAGAAAGATGTTAGCTTTATTGAGCCAAGTTAAAGTGACATCAATTGCTAGTGATTATCAAGATGCTTTTTCAAGACCCAACGCAGCCAATTCTTATTTATCCAACGCCACAAACGCTATTTTAAAATTACAAGAAAAAGTTAATGCTACAAATAAAATACCTGATGATATACCTGGACTGGCGGCATCATCAGCTAGATTACAAGCACAAGCTGAGGCATATTTTATTAACAATCCTGACATTGATCCACTCACAGGTGGCAGGCGTGTAGCCATGGCTGAGGGCGGCATTGTCACTAGACCTACACAAGCTCTTATTGGTGAGGCCGGGGCTGAGGCTGTAATCCCATTAGATCGTATGGGCAGTATGGGCACAAGAGTTACTGTCAATGTTGCCGGCTCTGTTATATCAGAGGGTCAATTACAATCTGTAATCCAAGATGTTTTGTATAACCTCAACCGCACTGGAGCTGTAACTCAATTAAGTAATCTAGGTAGATAATGCCAGCGGCAATATTTAAAGCTGAGATTGACTTTAGCAATGGCGCAAGTTTTGATCCAGCTCTTGTATTAGATGATCCGGCCACACCTTTGGATGTTGCAATACTAGGTACCGCTGCAGCTGACATAGTAGATATTACAAACTTTGTTACACAGTGTTACATCAGGCGTGCCTTCAATAGATCATCAGACTCATTTATTGGTGGCAGTGCCAAGATTGTTTTTGTAGATCAGACAGGTGAATTTAATCCAGCCAACACCGGATCACCTCTGTTTGGCAAAATCAAACCAATGAGAAAAATTAGAATGACCGCAATTTTTAACAGCATCAATTACAGCCTAGGATCTTTTTATGTGCAAGAGTGGAATTACCAAAGCCCCACAGGTTTTGACCCGGCTTATGTCACCCTCAATTGTGTTGATGGTTTTCAGCTTTTAAACTTGACCACAATCACAACAGTCAGCGGCGGTAGTGCGGGACAGACTACAGCCCAAAGAGTGAGTAGCTTGTTAGATGCCGGAGAATGGCCAGGCGGTATGAGAGAGGTCTCTACAACTGCAACTACAACTGTCCAGGCAGACAGTGGCAGCTCAAGGTCTTTACTAGCAGCTCTGCAAGAGTTAGAGCAGACCGAAGCAGGAGCTCTATATGTAGATCAGAGGGGCTTTGTTAAGTTTATGTCAAGAGCAGACATTATTACAGACTCAGGTAGCACCTTGACAAAATTCTCAGATGTAGCTTTGTCTGCAGACATTACTTACCAAAAGGTTGAGTTTGACATCTCTGATTACCAATTGATTAACAAGGTTACAGTCACACCTACCTCACTCTCTGGTCAGACCGCAAGTGATTTGACAAGCATTGACGATTATTTCCAACATAGCAGGGTTAGATCTGGCATTATGCAAACTGAGTTAGATGCTTTGAATCAGGCTCAAATGATTATTGCTTCAAGAAAAGAGCAGGGTGTTGATATACAACTCAACTCATTGACTATAGATGCCTACAGTCAAGAGGATCCGGCAAGGGTTACTGCAGCCTTAG